TAGCTCGGCGTTTCGATCAACATTAAAATTTAATTGATATTTAAGGTCGTCCGCATCGGGGCCGTTTATATTAGAAAATTGTAATACCTCGGAGCCCGTTACGGGATCGGTATAATATATATCGTATAAAACTATTTTTTGCCATCGGCCGGCCGTTATCATTTCCTCGATCGTTTCGAGAAACGCCTCGGTACCGGAGTATCGGCTTTTTAAATTTATCGACCATTCGATTTTTGTCCCAGCTAATAAAAGTAATTCCTGGCGTAATTCGATATATTCCGTAAGATCCTGGCCCACGACATCGAGAAAAACCTGGCCGTCTTTTGGATCATATTTTGCGGTATAACCGACACTTGTATAAATCCAGTCGGGGCTTACTGTAAGCGCGGGAATATTTAAAAGCGTGTAACCCTTATTTTTAACTTTATAAACGTCGGGGTTTATTACTTTGGGCGTAAGATCATAAAAAGCGCGGACCGTTTTCCTGGGCGTTACCACCTCGACCGCGGGCTCGTATAAAAAAGTTCGTTGTTTTATTGCTTTCGCGAGCGACTGGTCCCCGATATAGATCCCAGCGGTATCGTATACCTGGTAATCTAATTGTAAAACGTTTCTTTTATTATGGCCATAAATACGCCAGGCGCCGCCCTCTTGAAAAATACAGCAAAGGGACGCCTCCAAAATCGTCGTAATTATTTTATACGCATCGTCCCGCTCGTCCCCATCAAAAATACCGGCATTAATATACAGCTGGTCCAGGCGGGTATTTTTTATATTGGCGATCGCCGGGGATACGATCAACTCCAGTTCCAGGCCCGTAAGTTTTAACGCCTCGGCCAAAATGGCCGCCAGCGTATGCTCGCCGCTATAAAAAGCCTCCGGGAGCTCCTGGTCTTTTAAAGCGCCCAGGCCATCGGTCGCCACAAATTCCACAAAAAAGGCGCCATTTACAAAAGGCTCGCGATATTGGTCCGGTAAAATATGGCCCGCCCATACGATCGCATTATTACCCTCATCCTGGATCGTTACATTATATCGACGTTCGTCGTTTGTGTAAAGGTGCGAGAAATAACCATCTTGAAAATTCGTTACCTCCATTTTAAAAAAGAGATCCGAGCCTATAATCGTTTTTATTTTGTCGCCGCCGTTCCAGCGGAGCCGTAAGCTGTCCCGCTCGGCAAACTCCAGGACCGTACTCGCCTCCAGGTTATTATTATCGTATATATTTATAGAATAATCCGCCATTAACTTACCCGGTTATTATAATTATCGACATTATTTAAAAGCACTTTTAACATTCGGCCGTCCGCCGTAAGCGTTCCGTTTATCGCCTGGCTGTCGCGACGCTGTAAAGCGCCGGCGACTTTTTTCTGTTGGGCGACGTTAAGGATCAGCTCGCCACTATTTACCCCCGCCGTTAATCGGTCGCCCGAGAACGAACTCCCTGGGATAATACCACCCTGGGCAAAATTCCCGGCAAAACTACCGGAGGCCGATTTTAATAAGGCGCCCAACAATACCAGGGCCGCCCCCGCGGCAATCGCGGCGAACGGCGTTTTAAAAGCAAATTTTAAGGCTTGCATTGTAACCCCGATTTGTATCGCCGACTTCCCGAGCTGGGTCGCTAGATCTCCCATTGTATTTAATAAAAGGCCAGCGATATCCCCCAGGCCAGCGGTACCGGTCGCGATCCCCGCGATAATTTGGGTAAATCCTACGACGAACGTACTCACGGTATCGGCCAGGATCGCCCCGGTATTCTCGTTAAAATCGATTAGGCGGCCCTCAAATTCGGCCATTTTTTGCCCCGCGCCATCAAAAACTTTGTCGAAATCCGCGGGGGCGGTCGGGAGCTCCGTACCTAGATCCCGGAGGCCAGCCGGGGCGTATAAACTTTGTACTTTTTTTTGTGTCGGCGTCAGATCCGGCCCGCTTGCCCCTTTATCCAGCCCCTTTTTAACTGCGTCCGCGACTTTATCCTCCAGCGCGGCGGTGTTTATATTTTCAGCTTTTAACTCGTATTTTTTACGGCCCAGGACGTTATTAATCCCGTCGCCTATATTGTCGGAAATCGTTGTTTTTAAACCTCCAAAATCCTTTTGCACTTTTTTAATAAACCCCTTAAACCCGTCGGCGGACTCGTTAAAGTTTTTCGCCAGGAGCGACGGGATCGCTTTAAAATTTCCAGTTAAAACCGCTTTTACGATATCGCCGATATTACTAAAGGTATTTTTTATGTTTTCCGCGACCGAGGCGATCAACGTCCCCAGGACTCCGAAAACAAATTTACCGACCTCCCAAAGGTTTTTAAACGTGGTGGTTATAGCTTCAACCACCACCCGAAAAACCAGGCTTTCGTTATATAGATCGACGAAATAATTAGCGATATCGACTAGGGTCGCCTTTATAGGATCCCAATATTTATAAATTACAGCTCCGACCGCCACCAGGGCGGCAATAACCAGGCCGACCGGACTCGTCAAAAAGGCAAAGCCCGCACCGATAGCCGGTAAAATTGTACCCGCCAGGGCCAACAACGGACCAACGGCGGCCGCGACTCCGCCCAGTATTACGATAAATTTCTTAGTCGCCGGCGATACGCTGGAAAAATTGGCGGCCATTTCTTTTAATTTCGCCACAAAAGGGAGTAAATACTCCCCCAGGATCGCCCCAAAATCTTCCGATAAATCCCCCAGGGCGTTCGATAATTGTTTTAACGGACCGAGGCCAGCCTTTGCGGCCGCTTCCGCGGAGCCGCCATATTGTGCCTCGAGCTCCCCCAGGATAATATCCTGGGCGGCGGCCAGCTGGTTCGTTTTTACCAGGCTATTAATTACAGCCTTTTGCTCCTGGGAGAACTGGATCCCCGAGCGAGATAAAGCCGATAAATTCGCGACCGGATCGTTTAACGCCTTGCCCAACTGGATCGCCGAGCTTTTAAGATCGCCATCGAGGCGGGTCGCTAGATCCAGCGCCGCCTTTTGGGTCCGCTCAAATTGCGTGCCGGCGATATTGGTAAACGTTAATAACTGGGCGGTCGCATTTTTAAGGATATCCTCGTCGCCGAAAAGGCTTACATTTTGGAGGCCGCTCGCGATCCCCTGGAGCTCTTTACTAGTAAAACCGGCGGCGTTACCCGTACTTATTAAACCCCTTTCGACCTGGGCCAGGGCTTTCGCCTGGAGGTCCCAGCTTTTAAGAGCGGCGGCGCCAAAAGCCAACAAAGGGGCGGTAACTCCCAGGGTTAAACCCGCGCCGACCTTTTGGAGGTTTTTCCCGTACTTCCCGAGGGACCGCTGGGCGTTTTGCATTTGACTGCTAAACTGTTTTAAATCAGCTTTAAATAAAATTTTAATATCCGCTATACTTGCCATTTATTCGCTGTTTTTATCCTGGCGCCGCCGGTCCAGGTTCTCCCATATTTTATTTTTTCGCTCGATCCGCTCCTGGAGCTTTACGTCCTTTTTCGGAGCGGCGGCGCCATCCCAGGGAAACGGGAGTACGTCCTTTAATTGGAGGGCTTTATTTTTACCCGTATGCGGTAAAAGCGCCGCCCACATTGTATACCTGGTTCGCTCCCATTGGTCCCGATCCTTTTGCTGGTGGCCCTCCAGTTTATTATAAAACGCCCGCGGGGTTATTTCGTAAAGCTCCCGCTCGGTCATTTGTAAAACTCCCAGGGCGGTAACCTCCAGGGCGTCCCAGTCCATTCCCTGGGGATCCAGGAGCTCGGGCTCGGCGCCGTCTACTTTCCCGGCTTTTTAGGGCTGGGCGCGGCTTTTGGTTGCGGCATTGACTCCGCTAGTAACTGGAGTACCGGAACCAACTGGGCCGGATCCTCCAGGAGGGAGGTCGCCACCGCGTCGGGATCCAGGGAACCCGTAAGCTCTTTATCCTGGTTATAAATTCCCGCCAGGACGATATCGACCAGGGAACCGATCGCCTCGATATCGATATCGCTGTCGCTTCCCTGGAGGCTTTTAACCACCTCGTTAATTTTACCGCCTACCTGGGCCATCGTTTTAAGCCCCCAGCTCGCCGTTAATAATCGGATCGCCCCAAAACCGTACTTTAATTGGTACGGTTTTTTACCTACTTTAAAAACTGTTTTTTTCATTCCCGCCGGAGCTTTTAAACTTTGTTAATCTCGCCCGATCCCGTTAAGGTCATCGAGATAGTACCATCTTCGTCGACATTAAAAGAGCCGGATAATTCCGTTATAATTGCGTTTCCCTCGTAAACTTCCGCCGCGGCGTCGCCCGAGTCCGGCGCAAATTGTACCGCGATTAACGTATTCGTGTCGTCTTTCCATAGATCAAAGAGCGCCGCGAAATCATGCGTACCGATCCCGTCGCTCGCGTGTATCGCCAGGCCATTATAGCCAGCGGTCCAGGTGCGCGTCCCTTTTGTACTCGCTCCGGCCGCCGTGTCTTTTGTGGCCGCTCTTTGTTTCGTTTCTCGCGATAGTGTAAGCGAGCAATCCGTCGCGTCAAAAATCGTTTTACTGTTTAGGTTTAGGCGTAAATTGCCCGATAATACTGCCTCGTTTGCCATTTTTTAATTTCTTAGTTTAAAGTTAAAGTCTATTCTCAAAAAAGCCGTTTGCGCCTCGCCATCCGTGTAACCGGTGGCGGCGCCCCGGAATAATATATTTTTTACTCTTGCCGCCTCTTTAACCAGGGGATATATATCCCCCGCTTTGGTTAAGGACTCCGCCCATATCGATATTTTTACCTCGTATTCTGCGAGCCCGCTCTTTGTTGCGGCTCGGTTCTCCGCCAGGGAAAACGTAATAAAAGGCTCGATAACCCCCTCGTCCGCGAGCTCCCAATAATGGGCGCCATTAATTACAGCCTGGAGCTCCGCGCTATCCTGGAGCATATTATTAATAAAGGTCGCGGCGTTATTCATAAAGTATTTATTTTCTTTTGTATGTATTTTGCGACTTTAAGCTCCGCCGCTCGGGCCGCTATCCCTCCAGCTTTGGCCAGGGTTCGATCCCTTGCCGCTGGCGTTACTGTATTTAATCCCTTGCGGCTTCCACGTTCCAGACGGGTCCCTTTTGGGACGACCATAAACTTATAAAAAGCGACGTTTTTACCGCGCTTACCTGGGACGATCTCGATCGCCGGGTTACCTCCGGAGCGCCGCGCCGATACCGATTTTATCGCGACCGATTTGGCCAGGGTCCCCCCTTTTTTCGGGAGGTTGCCAGCATACGCCGCCTGTATTGGTTTAGCTAGGCGCCGCTGGATCGCCAGGATCTCCTTACGCTTTACCCTATCCGGGAGGCGTTTTATTTTTTCGTTCAGCTCTTTAAAGCCCTCGATCTCAAACGGTTTTAAACTAGCCACGGCGTACGGTTTTTAATTCTAACCAGCGACGGCGCGCATCAACCAGCGTTATCCCTTTTACCTCAAAATCCCCATCGATATCCCGGAGAAATAACCCCGTTTTATTCGAGGCCATTACCTGGGGATCCCAGCGTATTACAAAGCTCGTACTCGTT